ATCATCTTTTCAATTTGGCTTTGTAGCTTGTCCACATGTCTCTCTAATTTATCCACTTTATCTTCATGTACTGCTTGGATTGTAGAGAGTTCAAATGTACGGCTAAGACTCCAGCCACCCAGGGCTAAGAGCAATCCTACCAGTAATGTCATCAACTTATCAGCCATAAACTCCGCAGCAACTCAATTTGTCCATAAAAAAATAATGATACACAGAGAATCCTATTACTGTTCCTATGCTCATTCCTATAAAAAACGTCACATATTTTATCATCTTAAAAAATTATTTCAATTATTAAATACAACGTAATAAAGACAAATAGTCCCATTATTTGAATATCATAAGGATGATTACTCATTATTCCTTTTGGTTTATATCTCCAAAGATTAGTTTATACTTGAGTTTTCCCCCATCATCTCCCTGCGTATGATCTGTAGGTTCCTCAATTTGTATAACATGTTTTACGCCATTACATCCAACAGCAAAAAGACACAACAAACCGATAACTATAGAAGAGATTAAATATTTCATCCATCTAGTTATTCTGTTTCTTTTTTTTCTTGCGATTCTTCTTGCCCTTAGAATCTTTAAACTTCGATATCTCATTTTCTATCATCTCCACTTTGGTTTTAATTAGAACCATATCTTGTGAAAGAGAAAATGTACGCTGAAGCGTCCATCCTCCCAGCGCTAATAGAATAGCGAGCAATGCGGTTATCAATTTTTCGTTCATGTTAGCCGCAATTGTTTTTATCTAAATCAATTGGCTTATCGCTACCGTAAAACCATATCCATGATGAAATCTTCGTTCCATCTTGTGTATAGGTACATTTTTTGCCTACCGAGCAGGCGCTCAAGGCAAATAACAGTGCGAGCACTAGAAATAGTTTATTCATTTTGCTCCTTTGGTGCAGGCCCTACGTGAACATTATGTTCATACGTTAGTTGCTCTGCGTTTTCTTGTTCGTTTCCTACCTGACAACATGTACCTGATTTTTCTTTTTCTTTGGTATGCATATTGCAAGTTTGTTTTTCTTCTACTGACATACTTCACACTCTTCATGTTTACAATTTGTACATGGACATACACCATACAAATCTGAGTGTTCACCTACACTACAGTGGCAGTTACATTTACAATTTTCACACTTTGTCATTTTTCTTTTCCTCAATATTATAAAAGAATTTATTGGTATCCTCTGTTTTCCATTCCCTACTATCTTCTACACTCCAAATAGTATGATTAACTTCCCAATCAGGAATTTCATCCCGAACGGTAAAGGAAGGGATATGCCATAAAATTCTATTGTTTGGCTGCGCCGCATAGTTGCCATCATCCAAGGCCATTATGTGTGCACATTTGTGCTCTTGCGGAACTTCTGAATGATCCGTATCTACTATATTACTCTCTGGATGGCTCCAGTCAACTGTAAAGAGATAGGAGCCCGTATGCCATTTTTTGTCTTTTCCTATGTATTTACCAGCAACGCTTAAAGCGTCGAACACAGTAATAGCAGGATAGTAACTAAAACAATTCCAAAGCTCCAGCTCGTCAAGTCTAGGTCTAGGAATTTTTTTGACATCAAAGCCGTGCTGAATGAACGCAGAGATTGGCAGGCGGTAGTATACACCTCCATTTTCCATAACTGCATGAAAGAGTAGAGAACGCCCCGGCATCGATGCCAACCCAAAGACCATGCAGTCTTCTGTTTCTCCATGATGTTTTTTAAGATCATAGAGATATTCTTTTCGGATCTGACAATAGATCACGGGTATGTTTGCGTTTAAGTAAGCCATTCAACATAAAGTCCTATAATGCTGCGATTATTAAAATAACAAGTACAACACCAGCACCAATACACACTTTTCTGTGGTCTTGCCAGATTTGTTTAATTGTTTCCATAGTTCCTCCTATTTTATGTCTCCCCAGTTTTTACCGGATTCGTAGTCTACCTTATTAGGGACCTCTAGTCCAACTGCAGATTCCATAATTTCTACTATTTGTTTGGCTTGTTTATCATTTTCTACAGAAATATCCAGTTCATCATGTACTTGAATATGAGGGGTAATTCCTGCTTTATAGAGTTCTAACATTGCTTTTTTAGTCATATCAGCTGCTGATCCTTGTATAAGTTTGTTTAAGGCCTTGTAGGTGTAGGCTCTCTTAATGCCTGGTCCGTGTTCCAAGATGGCTTGTTCATGAGGCAATGCCTTATGAATCCCGAATTGATTAGGTTCCCACAAATGAAACCGGCATAAACGTCCTAATAAAGTTCTTATTTTACCACTATCTTGAGCCCTTTTCATGACCGCATACATGAGTTGTTTTACAAATGGAACTTGTGTATGATATTGGCCAAAAATTTCTTCAGCTTTTTCCTTATTAACACCAAGTTCTGCTTGTAATTTATTTTTACCCATTCCATAAAATAATCCTAGGTTAATTGTTTTTGCTTGTAGTCGTGGGATATTAGCCATCTCTGCAACAATCGTATGGAAATCTGCATCTCCTTCATGATAAGCATCTAAGACATCTGTAACTCCATGTAAGTTTTGTAACGCTGCGTAATGCACAACGAGTCTAGGCTCTTGTTGATTGTAATCAAAACAACCCCACTTACATCCTTCCTCAGGAATAAATAAAGATCTGATCCGTGGTCCAAGATTCTTGTTTCTTGCTGGAATCTGTTGAAGGTTCGGGTTACTATAACTAAATCGTCCTGTGACCGTTCCTCCATTGTCTCCACGTAATTGATTAATCTCAGCAAAGATTCTTCCTTTATGGGTATGTTTTAAAATGGTATCGATGAAAGTCGTATGTGCTTTATTAATTTCTCTTGCTTGTGCTATTTTTTTAACCACAGGATGAGGATGATGCATTAAAAAATTCTTAGTGAAAGACGGCGCTTGTGTCTTTGCTGTTCGATCATAAGGAAGTTTTAATTTATCAAAGACCTGGGCTATACTTCTTGCTGCCCAAATTTGAACATCAACGTTCGTAGTTATCCCCACTTCGTGAAGTAGCTTTTTCTCTTGTTCTACTAATGTTTTCTTTTCGATCGCTGCTTGTTCTTGATTTACACGCACACCGAGAAATCTCATATCCACTAGAGCGGGAAATAATTCTGTTTCTAGTTTCCATATATTATGAATATCTTGGTGTTCAATTTCTTTTTTGAGTTCCTGCCATAACTTATAGGTAAGTTCAGCATCTTTCTCTGCATAAGAACCAACATACATCGCGGGAAGTTTATACATTTCTGCCTTAGCATCTACACCCCAATCTTTTGCTGCAGCATATAAAGCTGCTTCATCTTTGCTTTGACCTAAATAGCGTCTTGAACAGCTATTTAAATCATAACGGAGTTGATTTTCATCCACAATCGCTGATCCAATCATGGTATCAATAATTCTGCCTTTAATGGTAAAGCCTTCGGAACGTAGCCAGCAAACATCATACATGGCATTGTGAAAAATTTTATCGGCGTTAGTATTTAAAACTTCTTGAAACCATTTTCCTACGATGGTTTTATCCATATTGCCTCCGCCTTCATGGGCGATAGGAAAATATCCTACCCAGGTTTGGGTAGCCACAGAAATACCAACAATCTTTCCATTTTTAACTATAGAACCTGATCCCATTGCATGATTTAAATTAGGATCCTTCGTTTCTAAATCGATGGCTATTTCACATTCTTGACTTAAATCTGGAAACTCTTCAGGCGGAACCCATTCAGTTTGAGGTTTAAATAAAGGAGGCTGAAGACTCATTTTTTCTCCGCCTCTTCTTTTGTTATTCCTGCATTACGATATTCCTCTTCTTCGGTCATCGGAGTCATATCAGGCTTTAAAGTAAAACCAGGGGGTAAAGGTTTAAGGGCTTCATTTTCTGCGTAATCTCTTTCAATAGCCATATCAATATAATGTTTTGCTTTTAGTAAATCTTGTTTCTGTCCTTTCTGTTTATGTCTGCACAAATATTTTATAGCATTTCCTTCTGCAAACGGCAAATTATTTTTATTAATAAATTCAGAAGGTTGAATTTTCATCGAAGCGTAGTGGGATCCACCTATTTGTTTTTTGTATGTATCACTCATAATATATAACTTTTATAAATATCCTTTGGTTCTACAATATGGAGATGGTCCTTGGTTCGTGTTGCGCCGACATAGAATAGTCGATTCACATCATCGGGTCTTTGTTCATATTCTCCATATGTTCGTCTTGTTAAATCGGTAAGGAGAACAACATTTTGGCATTCTCCCCCTTTAGCCCCATGGATGGTAGAGAGTGTAATCCGGGGGGCTTGGTTCAGTTTCTCTCCGTTCTGTCTCATCTTTCTAATGTATGATACTCCCCGTGTAGGAGCTTCGTCTAAAGCTTCGTACCATACTTTATCAGTAAGTAATCCATATTTATTTTTGCACTCTTCTAAAGAATAAAAACTATCTTTGTTCATTAAAGCAAGTTGTTCTTTTTGTAAATTTTTTGGGCTTATATAACCAAATATTTGTATAACTGTTTGATAATCCAAAGTACCTCCTTTACGCCATTTTTCCCAATGAGTAATCGATTCATATAAATCAGACTCATATCCTTTTTTAAATTTATTACGATAGAAGTATCCTTTTTGATAAAGAACTTCTTCTAGTTCATCTAATAAAGAACGAGTCCTTGCTAAAATTAACCATTCCCCTTGAGACATATCAATTTCTCTAAAGTCCGAATAGATAGAAACTTTCCCTTGTTTCATTTTAGGTTTCCAAAGTTTAGGAATTCGATTGTTTATTTTACCTATAATTTTCATTGCAATATCATGAATTTTTGCTGGAATACGATAGGATTGAGTAAGATTAATAAACTTTCCATCAAGAGCAATAAAACTATCTACATCCGCACCAGCCCATTTAAAAATAGCCTGGTCGTCATCACCGGCTATATAATTGTTTGCTGTCTTATTCCATATAGTTTTAACCATATCCCATTGCATAAGAGAAAGATCTTGGGCTTCATCTACAAAGACAACATCAAATTTGGGAGAGGCATCCGACTCAATAAATTTTAAAATCATATCGTTAAAATCTACTAAGCCATATTCTTTTTTATATCTTTCTAATTCGTGAGCTATAATTTTAAGTTTATTAAATTCTACATCCTGCGTGTGTTCTTTTAAATCGTATTGTTTTTCAAAAGAAATATTTCTTAGTTTTGCTAATTGAATAATTCTTAAGTAATCACTTTTAGTAGAGAAGACTCCATTCATTTCTTGATCATTTTCTTCATAATCTACTGGAAAACCGAGCTTTTTTCCTAGATCAGCATAATGTCTTTTTTGCATAACATTTTGTTTTTGAATACCTAATCTTCTAAAGGCTAAAGAGTGAAGAGTTCTGAAGTAAGGTAGATCATCTTCGCTTAAATTAAATTTTTCAACTGCTCGATCTCTTGCTTCATACGCAGCTTTTTGAGTGAAGGCAAAATAACCTATCTTATTAGGATCAGTTTGTTTTAAATATTTATCAACAAGATTTAAAAGAGTAGTTGTTTTTCCTGTTCCTGGGGGTCCGAGTACAATTGTTTTCATTTTATCTTCCTAAAAAAATTTCTCCAAATCGCTGATCTTATAATAGAGAAAACTGTAAAAATTAAAGCAATCCCTATACTATCCCATACGCTTGGATAAAGTCCAAAGAAAGGAAAGATATAAAGTTGTATTAAAATGGCTAAAATAAATCCACTTCCTACGTCAATAAAACTTTCTATGAAACATCTTTTAAACATTAAAAAGGATCTTTCGGTTTGAGTTCTTTTTGTTTATAATCGTCTTGAGGTTTTTCAAAAGATTTAACAATGGTTACTGTCGGTCGATGTTTACCAATGGTAATTCGATCTGTTGTACAACCACATTCTTCTTTTAACATTTGACTTGTTTCTTGAAATTTAACATCCCATCTTCTTCTCTGTAAGAATCCATAATAAAAAGAATCAAATAAGAAATAATGTTTTCCTTCGGTAGTATAGACACTTCCTTTTTTAATATCTTCTTTTTCCACACTCGAGGATGCACGGTTGGTACAAAATTCTTCCAAATGATTTGTAAGTTGATCTTTTTTAGTTGTACCTGTTGGTGGAGTAATAATTTCTCGCGTACTCAATAATAAATTAACTAAAATTTTCCAATCTTTTAGTTTCATACTTGGAGGATAAATTCCTATCCCTGCTATGCACGCTTCTTCAAATAAAGATTGTTGTTTTAAATATTTTGCATTGGGAAGCTTAAGTCTTTTGCCATCTACATTTAAGTAATAGTAAGGTTCTTCTAATTGAATTTCTTGAAGATCACTGAGTCCAGGAAACATAGGTTGATTTCCAATTCCATAAGTCCGTGTTTTGCATAATTCTTTATCACAGTGATTACACATAGGAACATCATTACATTTCCATCCCCAATCTTTTTTATCGTGTTGATGTTTAATAGTATCTATTTCTTTTTGTTCTAAATCTCCCTTGATATATTTTGCATGAAACCATGAGATTTTTTCTTTCCAAGTACTTGGCCATTTCTTTTTAGCATAAATAGCAAAATGAAATAATGCATTATTACGACCAGGTTCAGAAATACCCTCAAGAGCCATGGTTTCTATACATGGAGGAGCATCTTTAAATTCTGATTCTTCTCTTTTAATTTTTATATTAGCAACATCTTGAGGTTTAATACTATAAGATGCGTGCAAACTATAAAATTCTTCAAGATTAGCTGCACTTCCATCTATTTTAAAAGCATAACGCGTCGTCTTATCTCCTTGAAAATAAGGAAGATTTAAAAAATTTCCTGTGTCTTCTTCTGATTTTAATTCTATTTGTTTTGGAAAAACTTCTGCATTTCCAAAACCTAAAATAGCTTTAATTTGATTAAGTTTATCTCTTACGGTTTTTGCTTCAACATATTCTTTAATAAATAAAAAGATGTGGGCTCCTCCACTTTTTGATCTACATACTACTAGGGGAAGTTCAAGTTTTTGAATTTTTTTTAATAGTTTTAAATGATCAAATCCTGCGTAAGAATCTACATCAATACATCCCCACTTGCATAGATCATTTTCATTAATAGGAATAATTCCCAAGGTAGGTTCAATTCCCTTTAAATGATTTTCAAAATGTTCGTTAGTTACTGTCTCTCTTTTTACAAAAGATTTTGTTTTTAATTTAGTGCCATTTTTAGGCGCTGAATTAATGTAGGTACACCCGTGGGCTCTCTTTAAACCTTCAAATATATTTATAAATTTCTCTACCATTTTATCGTCTCTTTTAAAAGAGAGGCGACCCCCTCTCGGTTGTCGCCTCCTCCTTGCAAGATATTCACCCTAGGTGAATTCTAGTATGGAACGTCCGTGCTGGTTTCAGAAGGCGCTTGTTTTACTTTTACATCCCCTTTGCTTAATCTTTCAGCAAAAGTTCTTGCAATTTCATATGCACCTTTATCTTTGATGGCATCTTGTTTAGATACATCCCAACCGTACCATGTTCCTTTGTCGTTAGACATTTGAACAGTTTTTAGCCTATAAATATGGCTATAAGTTGGCGGTGTAAATAAACCATTCTTACCCTTCATCTTGATGCTCATCATCATTGTATTCCATTTCTTGCTAATCTTTAATTGAGTAGCTTTCATGGAAATCAATGCAGTTGATGGTGTTGAGCCGGATATTAAGACAACAAAATGGTTGGCTGTATTTTCAAGATAGTTACCATTCGGTAATCTATCTTTATTCATTTTATCTCTAGTGGCTTCGTTGATGATTCCACTATTGACATCATGAATTGCTACAGGAGCACCCATACTTGTCCCTCTATCTTGCCATTCAACATACTGCCTCTTATAAAAAACAGGCAATACATCAATTTGATCGTAGAGTTCAGTTGTAACAGTATTGTATATCTTACCAGGTTCAGCACCTGCGACATATTTACTGTCCTTCTTATTTACTTCGGGAGATAATTGTCCCAAAACTTTCAGAAAGGGTAGCGCAAGATCTTCTTGCGATATATTCTGAGAGCCCGCATTTGCATCAGCTTCGAAAAGATTCGTAGACAATGCACCTGCTTGATCGCGTTTTGCGATGTTCGCTTCTTGGTTCATGGTTATTGTTTCCTTGTTATTTTGGTTCGGTTTCCTACGAACACGTTAAAAATATCCGTTGGCATTTCTTTACCTGCCTCAACTCGCTCACGGACAAGAGCTTTCAGAGTCATGGGCTCAACCTTCAACTTCTGTGTCGGTTGAAACCCTTGACCCTTCGCAAGAGCAGCATATTCTGCTGCCTTGTTATCTTCGTTACGGCCGAAGGAAACGGAGATTTCGTTCTTTATAATATCCCCCAGGCCATTTGTACGAAGCCAGCTATAGGCTTTCTCTTTGTTTGCAACAGAGATACTTGCGCTATAATACGGTTTGACATCTACGGCAGATCCATCCGCTAATTTAAGTGAAGATAATCCCATTTCACTTAAAAGAGTAGGAATGATTTCTCCCGAGACTCGTTCTAGATCTTTTTTCTTATTTTTAAGAGCTTCTTCCATGGTTTTAATTAGATCTTCCATGGCTCTTAATTTTTTTACTTCCTCGGCTAAGGATTTAATATTAGAAGTATTGTCAATAACTTCTGTTTGATCCTTCTCCATTTGTTCTACAAGTTTATTCATAGTGTTTTATTTCCTCCTGTATTAGTTTTATTTCTTTTTTACACTTCCTGTATGATTGATATACTAACAGCTTTTTTAGAAAAGTCAAGCAAATTATAGGAAGATTTATAAAATTAGTTAAAAAGTAAGTAATAGGGGCTTCTTTTCCTAAGTCCTGCGTCAATTTGTCGCTAACAGCAATGTTTCGCTCTGTTTCTAGAAAATCTTTTTCCCATCGTTGAGCATGTTCTAGTCTTTTTTTTAATTTATAGTAATGTTTATAATCATTCATCAATATTGCCTTTCTCGTGTAGGTTGATTTCTATGGCATAATATTTTCTTTCTTGTTTATCCCATTTTAATAGTTTGTATTTACCATTTGTCATGTCGGATACTATTGAACAAGCTACGCCTATGATGGCAGGATCTCCTGTTAATAGTAAATAATCTTTTTGACGATAATCTTTTAAACCTTTTCTTAGTTTAAAAATTAAAGGACCTGGTGAAAAAATAATTTGAGAAAGCTCTGGTAAGAGAAATTTAAACGTTCCAAATTGAGCTGCTCCTAATATATTAATTTTAGGTCGACCCTCTTTAGTTCCTGCAATTTCTTGAATTACATAAACTTTAGGGGGAGTTTGTTTGATTTCTCCGTAATCTATACTTTCTGACATCTTGACAAACAGTCTACCATATGATAGGATGCTTGTCAAATAGAAAGAATTATGAATTATAAATTTAAGACAACGCCTTATAAGCATCAGCTGACTGCGTTAGAAAAATCATGGAATAAAGAAACGTTTGCTTATTTCATGGAAATGGGAACAGGCAAAACTAAAGTTCTTATTGATAATATGGCCATGCTGTATGATAAAGGAAAAATTGATGGCACTTTAATCGTTGCTCCTAAAGGAGTTATTAGTACTTGGTATGCCCAAGAACTTCCTGCTCATATGCCCAAACATATAGAGTATACTTCAGTATTATGGCAAGCCAACATTAACCAAAAACAAAAAACTAAACTAGATACTTTATTTGAAATAGGAGAAGAACTTCATATCTTAATAATGAATGTAGAAGCATTAAGTACTGATAAAGGGAGACTTTTTGCAGCTAAATTTTTAAGATCGCATAAAGCGCTGATGGTTATTGATGAAAGTACAACGATTAAAAATCCTAAAGCTAAAAGAACTAAAAATATTTTAGATCTCTCTAAACTTTCTAAATATAGAAGAATTTTAACAGGTTCTCCCGTGACTAAAAATCCTTTAGATTTATTTAGTCAATGTGAATTTTTGGATCCTTATCTTTTAAATTTTGCATCTTATTATGCTTTTAGAAATCGTTATGCAGAAATGAGGCAAGTTAATATTGCCGGACGAATGATTAACCTAGTTAGTGGATTTAAAAATTTAGATGAACTTTCTGAAAAACTTAAACCTTTTTCTTATCGAGTTCTTAAAGAAGATTGTTTAGATCTTCCTCCTAAAATATATATGAAGAGAACAATTCCTCTTACTAAGGAACAAGAAAAAATCTATGAGCAGATGAGAAAGGAAGCTTTGGCTACTTTAAATGGAAAAACGGTTACGACCATGAATGCTTTAACTCAACTGATGAGATTGCATCAAATTACCTGTGGTCATTTTGCCGCAGATGACGGTACAATTCAAGAAGTTAAAAATAATCGATTAGATGAATTAATGGACGTTTTAGACGAAGTAGAAGGAAAAGCCATTATATGGGCACATTATCAATATGATATTAAAAGAATTATTAAAGAAATTAAAAAAGTTTATGGTCCGGGGTCCGTGGTTGATTATTATGGATTAACGCCTCAAGACAAAAGACAGACAAATCGTGAAAGATTTCAAAAGCCTAATGGAACACGGTTTTTGGTAGGAACACCTCAAACGGGTGGGTATGGAATTACACTAACTCAAGCACATACGGTCATTTACTATTCTAATGGTTATGACTTAGAAAAACGACTTCAATCCGAAGACCGAGCACACCGTATCGGGCAGAAAAAAGCGGTAACCTATGTTGATCTCATTGCGGAGGATACTGTTGACAACAAAATTGTCAAAGCCCTCCGCAAGAAAGTTAACATCGCCTCCGAAGTTATGGGAGAAGAGTTAAAAGCTTGGATTTAATCCTTTAAAAAGTAGGATATACGCGCGAGGCGCGCAGAATTTTTCAAATCCTTATTTTATAGCGATTTGCTTCGCTCGCTTGTTTTCGGGCGGATTGTGTTTTAGATTTATCTTCAACATTCCGTCTTCTAACTTAGCACCACTACATTCTACATATTCAGCTAGTTGTAGCTGTCTTTTGAATGTTCGTTTTGCTATGCCTTTATGAACAAACTCTTCATCTTTTTCTGAAGACGTTCCTTCAATAGATAAGACTCCATCCTCGACCGTGACTTTAATGTCGCTTCTTTTATATCCAGCGACAGCCATTTCGAGACTGTACTTATCTTCTCCAGCTTTCTTTATATTATAATGCGGAAAGCCAGCATTAATCGTAGGCAAACGATGGAAACGATCGAAGAACGATTCGAATCCGATTGCATTGTTTAGGAAATTATTTAGGTTTATTAGATCAGTCATAGTAACCTCCTTGTTAGACAGTTAATAATAAGAGCCTCCTAAAGCACTCTTAAGACTAATATATACTATTTATACCAGATTGCAAGTAGCATAAGTAATAAAACCAGACCTTGATGTCGGTTTAAAATACCATTTATTACGTTGTATGCTGGCTTAATCCAATTGGAATATAAAAACATTAAGCGTCTCCTATGATTGGTTTGTAGCGAGTTCTATTATCTTCGTCTTTATAAGCTTGTAAATTTTCCTTTATATTTTCTGATGACTCGGGGTTATAACTGACGTGCAACCAGCCCGAGTTCGGTTCGTCTTCTGTCCAAAATTCAAGAATCATTTGGTCATAAAGAAGGTTGTCCTTGATCCAATTAAAGACCTCGTTATTTGGTGTACCAAAGATTTCAAAGTCCGCCGCCATCCCTTTTGCATGCTGCGAATCCATGGATGAGCCGATGGCTTGGCAAAGCTGAGGGCTACGATAACCCGAGGATATGCTCACTACGTGGTTAAAATGGTCTCTAACAGGCTGTAGGACGCGCTCACAGAGCAATCTTAGGTTCTCCTGGTGGTCAGGACTAGGGTCATTAGGAATGCCCTTCCTCTCGGCTGTCTGTGACTTGGTAAGCTCTACCAAGGAAAAATTTTTGGATAATTGCATATATTATGTAAGGAAATGCTGGAATAATTGTAAGGCAATGGCCCCCACCATCGCTAAAAGAACCCAATAGATTTTGTCTATCTTGCCACCCAAGTCATGAATATGTGTT